TATGAGAATAAATGCACAGATAGAAGAAATGTGTGGCGTAGTAGAGATGTATCTCTTCGTTAAGAAGCAGGTTACTGTTAGAATTGTATTTAATGATAAGGAGAAGGAGGAACATCACATTCAGCTGTTACACCAGGCTTATGATGTTGCTGTAAACTTCTTTACCTTTGGTAGATAATTTTTTTATATCTTTGACAAAAATTGATTATGAAAGATAAGTATTGGGCTTCTAATCCAGATAAGAATGGAAGCTACGTAGATAAAGGAAGAGTAGAGGGGAGACCTGCTGCTGCTCCTACTTTGAATGATGAAGCTGCCACATCGAAGGTAACTTTTAAGTTACAATATAAGAATACTAAAGATAAAAAATACTGCGACTAATGAAAAAAGGAAATGCGTTAAAAAAAGCTATGATGTCAGAATACATGGGATCTGAAGCTGAAGAAAAGTACTCTTCTAAAAAAGACAAAACTAAACACGAGAAAGGTGAGTCTAAGAAGATGGAAATGAAAGAAAAGTTTATGTCTAAATTTAAAAAGAAAAAGTAATGGATAAGCCTAAAAAATTAAAAGAATTAGTAGCTAATGCTTATAACAAAGCTACAGGCAGAAATGTATCTACTGTTTCTTCTGAGTTTGACGGTAAAGAAGTTCAAGGAAAACGTATTGAATCTAGAGGAGGTAAAAAAGTAAAAGAAGTTTACAACATGCCTGGAGGAGGAAAACGTGTAGAAAAAGAAAAATACAATATGCAAGGAGATGTTGTTTCTAGAAAAGTTAAGGACACAAAAATTAATCCTTCAAATGCATCTATAAAAAGAGAAAATAGAATTGAAAAAAGAATTGAAAAATTAAAAAGTAAAATAAAATAAAATGGCAAATTTAAAAAATTTAATCGGTAAGGCTTTGAATAAAGCAAAAAGCTCTAAACCATCTGATGATGGATATAAAACTAGAGTTATTAAAAAAGGGATGACTCCTAAGCAAGGGATGGAATATAAGTCTAAAGAAACTAGTGAGTCTATTAAAAAAGGTTTTAATATAATTAATGAGAATAAAGTTAAAGCATCAAGACCAGGATTTAATCCCAATGTTCCTGCTTCTGCTAAAACTACTAAACCAGCTCCTATTCAAGCAGCTAAAGAAAAAAGAAATAAAGAGCAAGCTAAATGGAATGATCCATATATAAAAGGAGATGTTCAAGGCAGTTCTAATGATCCTAAATATGGTGGCGGTGGACCAGGTGGAAAATGGGTTGAAAGTCCAGCTAGAAAAGAAGCTAATACCAGAGAAGTTAAAGAACTTACTCAACCAGGTGGATTAAAGAAAAAACTAACTCAGTTTGAAAGAAGTAGAGGTAGAAGCAGACAAGAAAAATTCAAATACGATTAATTATAATGCTTAACAAAACGTCAGGCATAGATCCTAAGCTAGTTCAAAAAGCTTACGAAAAAGCTAAAGGAATGAAGAAAAATAAGAAGAAGTCTGATAAAGGTTATTATCCTTCTGATAAGATAGCAGATAAGCAATTTGATGCTACAACCAGAGATAAGGGATATTAATACGCCCCCTTGTGATGAGATAGTCATAAGCCTAAGCCCACTAAATAAGGTGGGCTTTTCTTTTGTCACTAATATTTACTAAATTTGTGACATGAGTAAAAAAAATAAAGAGGTACTCGAAATTCGCACAGAAGAATGGAAACCTTCACATGCTGAATTTGATTATCCACAATCATTTGTTAATTGGATAGATTCAATTAATAGCGGATGGCAGAATAAGATTTATCACGAGCCATTTGAAATCTACTGTAGGCAAGCAGACCTATGGCTTCAGGATTATTCCGACATACTAGATTACGACACAGAAGATGACCAGATAGAGTGGCTTCTAAGAGAGATACAGCGATGTAAGGATAATACCTTATACTTCTGTAATAAGTACGGATATATCAAAGAAGATAGGTCTGAGAATGGTATGCTTTCATATCAAGCCTGGGATGCTCAGAAAGTATTACTATTCCTATTCGACTGTGGTTATTCGCTCATGATTGGTAAGGCCCGACAGATTGGTTTTACCACTACTATGTGTCTAGCAGGAATGAAGCGTGTAAACTTCAACAAATCATACTTCATTAAGTTTGTTACTCACTCTAAAGATAAGGGTGTTGAGATATTTAGGGATAAGGTTAAGTGGACATACACTAAGCTACCTGATGTAATAGCTCAAGAGGTTAAGAACTGGACTGACCAGGTGATGTCATTCGATAAGAAAGGAGACAAGAAAGGTAGGGAAGATGGTGGTGCATCACGCTTCCAGGTAGATACTCCAGCTGTAGATGCTATCAATGGTGGATCTCCATCAGCTGTATTCATTGATGAGATTGGTTTATTTGAGATATTTGGTGAGATGATGAGGGAAGGTAGGCCAGCCTTATTTAAGTACAATCCTGATACTAAGAAGATGACTATGCAGCAACAGTTCTTAGCCTGGGGTACAGGAGGAGAGATGGATAAGGGAGGTTCTGTATTTGAATCTGAATTTAAGATGTGTCTTAAACAATGGAAAGAAAAAAACTATGACTATGGTATTATACCTCTATTCTTTAATGCTTACGCAAGGCGAGGCGTTAATGATGCTCACATTAATAATGAGAGAAAGGCTTATTTGGCACTAGAAGGAACGAAGAAGGGCGAAGTAGCCAAAGTTCAGTTCCATCAGCATTATCCTATTACAATAGATGACATGTTTTTACGTAAATCACGTACTTTAGTACCTATTCACACCTGTAATCAGCGATTAAATGACATTTATGGTATGGATAAGCCACTAGATTACGGATTCTTTGAGCCTATACTAGATTTTAGCAGGCCAACACCTGATTTATTGACTGAATATAAGATTATAGGAGCTAAATGGGTGTCAACAGGCTCTAGGGAAGATGTATCTACCTCAGCTGTAATCATTCATCACCCACCAACAGGGGAGAAATGGAAGAATAGGTGGTATCAAGGTACTGACCCCATCAACTCAGAGACAGGACACTCCATGATGTGTAGTGCTATATGGGATTCATTGACTAATTCTGTGTCCTCTGTGGTATTCCATAGGGATAGGAAATTTAAACAGACGTATCTACAGGTGTTATTACAGAGTTTATACTACGATCAGATAGCAAGGGGTGGTGTTAAAGAGCTTGTGGAGAATAACATAGGGGATATGCATGTGGATTTTCAGGAGATACATGGATTTAAGAGTAAGTTTACTGCTAACGCTCAGCTTCCAGAGTATTTTCATACGCATGGAGGGAAATGGTTTGGTATATCGAACAAGGCTAATACAGCACCTAGGATTATCGCTAAGTTGGAGGAGTTATTAGAGGCTTACATGTATAACATAGATATTCCTTGGTTCTGGGAACAATTAAAAACTTTTGTAGAGAAAGATTTAAAGAGTACTACTAGTCACAGGCAGACGAGGTATCAGGCAGCTGATCCTAGATACGATTACGATGACAGCATCTTCGCTATAACCTTTGCGTATATAAATAGTATAGCTCATGCTAGATATGAGCCAGAGAATATAAAAACAGATGGTGGAGTAGCTAATGTGGAGGTACGTTATATTCAGAATAAAGAGACAAATTATAGAATGAAAAAGGCAAGAGTTGATAAGACAACAGGCAAAGTATTAAAAATATTAGATTAGAATTTATCGTATATTTGTAGAAATTTTAAATTAAATAAAATGAGTCAATTAAATGTAAACGTAATAGCACCTTTAGGATATACAGGAACTCCTTTAACAGGAAATAATAATTTTGTTCAAGTAGTAGATAATAATGGAGACACTGTTGTAGCTGTAAATCAATCAATATATTCACTAGCAATAGGAGGAGATAATGGTTCGGATGTAGGTCAATGTATTAAAATAGGTCGTTCTGCTGGATTTAATATCACTTCAAACGTAGGTGGTGGATGCATTGCAATTGGAGAATCAGCATTGTCCAATGCTAGTGATACAGGTAATAATTTAGCGGTTGGTAATGCATCACTTGATTCTGTAAATGGAACTACTGGGAATAGTAATGTTGCAATTGGAACAGGATCAGGAGCAAGTATTACAAGTGGGAGTAATAATACATTAGTTGGTCATGGATCAGGTGTAGCTGTTGTTCCTCTTACTGTTGGCATCAATAATACTATTATTGGTTATCAAGCGTGTACTGCTGGTGTTAATTCAAATAATTCTGTAACTCTTGGTAATTCAGCAATTACTACATTACGTTGTGCTGTAACAACTATCACATCTCTTTCTGATGAGCGTGATAAAAAAGACATCAAAGATTTAAGTACAGGTTTAGAGTTTGTAGAAACTCTTAGACCAGTTGAATTTACATGGAACGATAGAGATGAGAATGGAAAGCGTGATATAGCTGATTTCGGATTCATAGCACAAGATTTAAAGAAAGCACAAGAAGATGCTGAAAAAGCAGAAGTTCTTAAACTTGTCTACGAAGAGAATCCAGATAAACTTGAGGCTAGCTATGGTAAACTTATACCTATCCTAGTTAAAGCTATTCAGGAACTATCAGAAGAAGTTAAACAATTAAAAAATAAATAATTATGAGTCAATTAGATGTAAACGTAATAGCTCCATTAGGATATACAGGGCCTACTCTACCAGGAGATAATAACTTTGTTCAAGTAGTAGATACTACTGGAGATACTATATTAAAAATACCTGGAAATAATAATGCGGCTA